ATGGGACATAGGGGCATTGTCCGGCGCCTGGAGGCCGGAGGATGGATCGCCGTCAAGATTGGCGGAGGTCGCGGCGGGAAGTCCCGTTACCGCGTCCTGATGGGCAATAACCCGGAACAAGAAACCGGGAATGACATTCCGGGAAAGAGAAACCGGGAAAGAGAAACCGGGAATGCGGCGACACAAAACCCGGAACGTGGCGACACAAAACCCGGAACCCTGGTTCCGCCGAACCATCAAGGAACCATCAAGGAACCATCAACGACTGCGCGCGAGGCTGTCGTCGCCGACGAGCGGTCAAGGCGAAGGGACGAGGTTCTGCGCCTTATGGGACTTGACGGTGTGATCCGGCCGGATGGCAGGTTCACGGGACAGATGACCGACATGGCCGAGCTGCCGAAGTGGGACGCTCTCGGGCTTACAAGGGCAGAACAGGACGGGAAGATCCGCGAAATGCTCGACAAGCAGCGGGCCAAGGTTCCGGGGTTCTTACCGAACAGGTGGTCGTGGTTCACCGCGGGCATGGACGAACTGGCGGCTGCAAAGCGACGGGATCCAGCATCAATGCAACCAAGATCAAAGCCGAATGGGCCCCTTGCCGACCCGAATGCCGAGGCTGAGCGGCAGGCCCTCGTGACAGAACTTGGCGCGCTGCGGGGCAGCAACAGCGATGCAGCGTTCGCCAGAAGGCGGGAAATCGTATCGCGCCTTCAAGCCCTAGAAGCCGCAGCAGGAGCATGACCACCATGGCGCCGCCCTACAAGACCGGACCCATCGACGACGCCGAGGCATGGATCATCGCGACGCCGGACGCGACCTACGCCGAGGCCGCCCGGCGGCATGGCGTGACCCACAACAGCCTGCGCGCCCGCATCTCGAACAAATACGGCTCGCTCGCCGCGGCGCGGCTCATGCGCGACGCCGGGGTGCTGAAACCCGATGCGGGGCGTGTCCTGCGGCCCGTGCGGCGCTGCATGCGGTGCGGCGTGTCGGCCAACATAGATCACGGCCTGCGGATGTGCTCAGCATGTCGCAAGGAGGTCGCGCAGCTTCATGACGGAGGGGTGTAATCATGGCCTACAGCGTCGATGAAATAGCCAAGCACAAGGCCGGCATCTGCGAGGCCATCGCAAGCGGATCAAGCCTGCTCCAGCACCTGCGCAAGAAGGGCATGCCGGGGTATACGACCGTGATGAAGTGGCTGGCTGCTGACCCAGATTTCCAGGCCAATTACGCGCGCGCGCGCGAAGCTCAAGCAGACGCCGACGCTGACAAGATCGGCGACATCGTGGACCGCGTGCTGGCGGGCAAGCTGGACCCTCAGGCAGCCCGTGCGGCCATCGACGCGCTGAAATGGACGGCCGGCAAGCGACAGCCGAAAAAATACGGGGACAAGCTGGATCTGGACATCAACGGCCGCGTGCAGATCGAGCGCGTCGAGGTGAAATTCGTGGGGGACGAGGAATGATTATCCTATGGCCTCTGATCACGGTGATGATTATCCTCACCCGCATTCGGTGCAGGGCGTTATTGCGGCGCCTCAGCGCGGGAATGCTGTCCCCGGATGAGGCGCGCGAAAAGATGAGGCGCGCCCTAGACCTGCGATCCTCCATGACTGATCTTTCCGATTTATTTCCGCGCGGTCGGTGTCAGCAAAAAATAGACGAGAATATCCTGCTGGTGGACGAGGTAATCCAATCCTGCCGCAATGTCGGGTATCCTGACGCATGATCCTCGACGTTCGCCCGCCCAAGGTCTTTGCCCCGCTCTGGAAGTCGAAGCGGCGGTATCTGTGCGCCTGGGGCGGGCGCGGGTCGGGCAAGTCCTGGGACCGGGCCACGCACATGATCGTGCGCCACCTGACGGAGCCCGGCCTTTCGTCGATCTGCCTGCGCGACGTGCAAAAATCCCTCGACCAGTCGGTGTTCAAGCTGCTGGTCGAGACTACGGCCCGGCTCGGGGTAGCAGAGGCTATCAGGCCGGTGGAATCGGATCGGATCATCAGGACGCCGGGCAACGGCATCATCGCGTTCAACGGCATGAACGAGTTCAATGCCGAGAACATCAAGTCGCTTGAGGGCTTCGACATCGCGTGGTGGGAGGAGGCCGCGACCGCGGGGCAGGGGCCGCTCGACATGCTGCGCCCGACGCTGCGCAAGCCGGGGTCGCAGATCTGGTTCACCTACAACCCCCGCCTGCGCTCCGACCCTGTGGACGTGATGATGCGCCAGGACCCGCGCTTTGAGGACAGCCGCACGGTGGTGGAGGCCAACTGGCGCGACAACCCGTTCCGCGGCCCCGAGTTGGAGGAGGAGCGGCTGCTCGACCTGGCCGGCGACGAGGCGCGCTATCGCCACATCTGGGAAGGCGATTACGAGGCCGAATCCGACATGCAGTTCATCGGCGGCGGTCTGGTGCGCGAGGCGATGGCGCGTGAGCCGAACCCGACCATCGGCGACGAGCTGGTGCTGGGCGTGGACGTGGCTCGGTTTGGCGACGACCGCAGCGTGATCTGGGCGCGGCGGGGCCGGGACGCCAAGACCATGCCGCCCATCGTCATGCAGGGCGCCGACACGATGCAGGTCGCGGCCCGCGTCATGGCCGAGATTGACCGGCTGCACCCTGATGCCGTGTTCATCGACGAGGGCGGCGTGGGCGGCGGCGTGATCGACCGCTGCCGGCAGATGGGCTACAGCGTCATCGGCGTGAACTTTGGCGGCAAGGCCGACCGCGCCATCGAGGGCGTGCCGAAATGCCGGAACAAGCGCGCGCAGATGTGGGCGACCATGCGCGAGTGGCTGCGATCCGGCGGCTGCATCCCTGACAGCCGCGACCTTGAGATGGACCTGACGGGGCCGCTCTACAGCTTCGACGTGCAGAACGCGATTGAGCTGGAGAAGAAATCGGACATGAAGAAGCGCGGCGTGGCCAGCCCTGACGAGGCTGACGCGCTGGCGCTGACGTTTGCGTATCCCGTGGTGCCGCGCTCGATCCAGCGCCAGCAAGAAGCGCGCGAGCAGTCGGAATGGCATCCGGTCTGGGGCTGACCCTCAACATATATCGCCCCCAGCGCCGCCCATATCCTACCCCCGAGCAAAGACGGGCGGGCCATGGCGACGACGCAGAATTTCACGGTGGGCAATTCCTGGACGCGGATCGCCAGCGGGCGCGCTGACGGCCAGGTGGTCAAGGTCGAGGGCACCGGCCAGTTCAACTTGGCCGTCACGGTGGGCGCGAAGTCCATCCCGCCCGACATCCCGCCGCAGACCGGGCATCGCGTCACGGGCAAGACGGACCTGCCGCTCGTCGCCGCCCAGCACCTCTGGGCCAGTGCCGCAACTCCGACCAACTTGACGGTGACCTGATGGCCAGCGCGACGAAACGCATCATCCTGTCCTCTGGCTGGGTCAAGATCGCAGAGGCAAAAGGCCGAGAGGCCATGGCGATGATCGACGCCTATGGCGCGGTCCAGTTGGCCGTCGCAGATGGCGAGCCGCCCCGCGGCGATGTGGCCAGCGGACACTCGCTCAACGGTTCGATGATGTGGCCGGTCAAAGGGGCAGAAATCATCTGGGCCAGGGGCGCGGGCGTCGCTGTGTCGGTGACTCTGCTCAAGGTCGTTCCCGAGTTCGCCACGCTGGATTCGGCCGCGCTCAAGGTGGCGACGGCATCGGCCCAGGCTGTCGCAACCGCCGCAGCCGGCGCCGCCGCGACGGCAGACGCCAAGGCAGTCACGGCCGACAACAAAGCCACCGCCGCCGACGCCAAGGCGACGGAGGCGCAGCAGGTGCAAGCGCGGCGGGATTTCGGCAAGTGGCAGTTGATCGATTATTTGGCGATCTTTCTGTCGTCGGCGGAATATGGCGCGGTTCTGGCTGGCGACATAGCGTCCCAAAACGAAATCGCCAATACGATGGCCGTGCAGGCTATGCATGACGATTTTATGACTTGGTGGAATGCCGCCCGTTGGCGGACAGGAGAGTTGATCTATCCCGCCGCGAACATTGCCATCAACGATGAGCTATTCAGCGAAGCCTTTGCGGACGCCTTGTGGGGTTTTGGTGCAAGCCGTGGTGGAAACCGCGTCATGATGCGGTTTGATAATACGGTTTTCACGCTAAAAAACTGGACCGGCAGGGCCGCAGTCAGGACGAGCGGATATTTCGCTGAGCAAAATATCACTTATCCTGTACCAAAGGCTGTATTTCGATGGATGCAAAAGGAGGGTAGGGCCTGGTATCCCAAAATTATTGGCGCTGTCAAAATCATGGGGGAAGGAAACCCGGAGACTGATCCTGTCGGGGTATGGGTGAAGAACGTCAGCAAACCGCGAGGCCAGACCCTCGACGTGCAGAACCTGTCGAACACGAATGTCTTCCTCGACAACGTCCTGAATGGCGATTTCGACAATCTCGATGCGTTCTCTGGCGGCTTTCAGCCAACCGAGTTTGGTGGTGCGACAGGCCACATGCCCGGCGAGGTGCGTTTTGCCAACGTTGGGGCGGTCGTCACCGCGACCCAGGCGGTTTTCGACGCATCGCATGTTGGGAAATACTTTGGGCTAGCCGGTGCGTCATTTTGGGATGGCGAAACCCGCCTGGTCCATTGGTCTACCATCGCCAGCGTAGACAGCCCGACTCAAATCACTCTCAGCACGGCTCCGGCAGTCAATGTGACTGGGGTCTGCGCCAGTTTTGAGGCAATGCGCGCTTCGACCTCGGGCACCACTTGGACCATGAGCGCGTCCCTCTCGGAGAGCCAAGTTGGCCGGCTTGTCACACTGGTCGGTGCTCGCCATGCGGGATCGTCCAGCAATGTCGGCACGCTGACCACGACCATCATCAGCCACTCCGGCAATACCATCACGGTGGCCGACGCGCCCGTGGACGATGTGACGGATGCTCTCTTGGTGTTTTCGCCGCTGCTGTGGATTGGCGGCCCGGAGGATGGGACCGACCGTCGCACGGACAATGTTGGGTTCAGCAACCTGCGACTGGAGAGCACGGACAGTTGGCAGACATCCTGCGTGCCATGCGTCATCAGCAACGCCTCGACCATGCGTATGGACAACGCAAAGCTGCACGGCTCTGCGGTGAGCGCGAACAACTTCGGCGGCACTGCCGGCGCCATTGTCCTGGGCCGCGTCAATGGGCTGACATTCGACGGGGCGCTTTCCCAGGCCACCCGCTCTCCGCGATACGGGGCAATAATCGGGTCTGGCGGTTGGATGGTCGCGGATTTCCGGGGGAAATATACGGTTTACCCCGAAAACAACCGCAGCGCGATGGTCTATCTCGACCCGATCCTGCCGCCCGAAGCGTCGCGTGTTGCGATCTATATGGGCATGTCTCCGTCCTCGCCGGGGTTCCCGACCGCAGCGCAAGCCGCCCTGCGTCTCGGTCCGAATGGGAGAGATGGCATGGTGGTGTCGTACGGATCGGATCGCAGGGCGTCCCAAGATGCATCGCATCTATTCCCGACCGACATGGGGGACGTGACCGCGCGATCCTATGGCGGGCCAGGAGTGGCTGTCGGGCAAGCGGATGGGGTTGTAGGGCAGCTTATGCCGGTAGGTTTCGGCGGCGATAGCGGTAATGTCGCGCCGTCTCTGCCGCCGTCGAACGACCTTAACTTGGCAATCAACCGACATGGCCGCGTGCGCACCAACACAGAAACTCTCAACGCACCTGCGTCCGGAGCTTGGCTTGTAGATTTGGTGTTCAGCGGCGGGTCTGATCACACCATCCAAGTCGCATATAGTCGAGGGGCTCCGTCACGAATCGCACGGAGGCGCGTTACATCGGATGGCCTAACAGCCACTCCGTGGGCTCCAATCTGGGCCGGAAACAGCGGAACCACTGCACAGCGACCTACCGATCCGCTGATGGCGGAACAGTATTTCGACACGACACTCGGCCTGATGATCGTCTGGAACGGCACGGCCTGGACCGACTTCGCCGGAAACACGGTCTAACCCTGACAGGAGGCGGCATGCCTGACACACCCGTAGCGGGGTGGTCTTTTGTCCGCAGGCCAACATATATCACCTGCCGCCTGCCTCGCATGATGCCCTCGACGAAAACGAGAGGTCATCATGTGCGGAAGCCCGGACGTTCCTGAACCGACACAATACCAGGCCAGCAAGGCTCCGGTGTTCAACACCGCCTCGCGCCCCCGGTCCAAATCGGGCCGGCAGGGCACCATCCTGACCGACACCGCCGGGCAGAGCTACGCTCCAGACGGCAAGAAATCGATCTTGGGGGGCTGATAGTTCATGCCCGCCGTCGTCAACCAGCAACTGCGCAAGACCCTGGACTATCGCCGGCAGGCGATGAATCAGGAGTTCGACTATTGGCAAGCGCATTTCCGCGAGTTGCGGGATGCGATCCAGCCGACGCGCGGGCGGTTCGAGGCGAACGAGCGGCGCAGCGATTCCTCGATCAACAAGCGCATCCTCGACAACACGGCCCAGATGGCGCTGCGCACGCTGCGCGCCGGGCTTATGTCGGGCGTCACCTCTCCGTCGCGGCCGTGGTTCCGCCTGGGCCTGCGCGGCTCGACGGCCGACGAGGCCGAGTTCGAGGTCAAGGACTGGCTGCACGAGGTCCAGCGCCGGATGTACGAGGTCATGCGCGGGTCGAACATCTACCGGATGCTCGACACGACCTATGGCGACCTGGGGCTTTACGGAACCGCGGCCAACCTGATCGTGCAGGATTTCGAGGACGTGGTGCGCGGCCATAACCTCCAGGTCGGGCGCTTCCGGCTGGGCGAGGATGGCAACGGCCGGGTTGGCGGCACCTATTGGGGCGCGGTCAAGGACGATGTGCAGAAAAACATTCAGATCCGATCTTCGTCGGATTTGCTCGGCCCATGGGAATTGGACCAGACCATAGGAGATGCCACCCTCAGTATCGAGGCTCCTTGCCTGACGCCGTTCTATACCAAGGGCCTGAATAGCGATGCTGTCGTGTCTGGCTGGCGGCTCTACGTGGACAACAACCGCACCGGGCCGGGCGCATCCGATCCAGACATGCTGGTGGGCCGTCCCTATTTCGCTGCCGTGACCGGTGATCCGGGTGGAACGTGGTCGAGCCTGACGCCCGTGCATTTCGACGTGGCGGTGCGTCACGGCAGCGTCGTCAACTTGTCCTCCCTGCCGGCAGAGGCCATGCGGTCGCTGATGCAGGCTGCTGTCGGCAGGGCTTTCATGCGTCCGGCGATGATCAGTCAGGTCGCCTTGCCTTCTGGCGCTGCCGTCATTCGCCCGCAGCCAGACTATACTTATTACGTGGACGGGGCGAGCAATTGCGACCTGATAGTCAGAGACGGACCTGCTGACCGGTTCTATCTGGCCGTGTTCAGCGCGCAGGGCGGGTGTGGCATTTCGGTACGCGGCGAGGGGTATTCGAACCGCCCGTTTGTTTTGGGCTACGGCCGCTGCAATGATGCCGTTATCGAGATGCGCCGCCGCTCGACCGATGGAGCGTATTACCCGGTCGGGCAGGTGCGACGGGCAGAGATGCTAGCGCATCGCGGCGGGTCCGGCCAAACAGTGACCGCCGGAACGGATACGCTGATCGACTGGACGACTGAGGCGCTTGATATCGGAGGGGCGTTTGATCTTTCAACTGATCGATGGACCCCACCGCGCGGCCGCGTGCAGATCGAGTTTCAGGCAACCGTAGACAATGGGGAGGCTGGGGGTTCTCTCCGCGTCGATATCCTGAAAAACGGCAATGTCGTTGCGACCGGGTTTTCGCAAGGCGAGGGTCAGTTTTCTGCTGCGGCCCGGCTCTTTGGAGATGAGGCAAACGGCACGGATTATTACCAAGCGAGGCTGCGCCCCAGCGGCTCTGGAAGCCGGACGATCAACGGCAATGCGAACCTGACGAATTTCTACGGGGTGGCGTGGTGACAGATCCGAGCCCCTTCCGCAGCCTGGATTTCTGGATCGCCGTCGGCGTGGCGCTGATCGTCAAGGTGAAGTCCTCGGCGCAGCTTGGCCCTGTCAGCGTCATCACCACCGCTGTCGTGGCGATTGGCGCTGCATGGATCGGCACCGATTACGCCGCCGAAATCCTGCGCGTGCCTCAGCCCATCGCCGCCGCTGTCGTCACCCTCACGGCCGAGGGCGCCATGCGCTGGCTGCTGATCGCGGTGAACGACCCCAAGCAGGCCATCGACCTCTGGAAGCACTGGCGGAAATAGGAGAGCGCCATGAGAAGCAATTTCGACCGTTGCCTGGCCGAAACCCTCGCGCACGAGGGGGGCTGGGCGGACGATCCGCGCGATGCCGGCGGGGCGACCATGAAGGGCATCACCTTTGCCACCTATCGCGCCTGGAAGAAGCGACCGATCACGAAGGCAGAACTGCGCAACATCACCGATGCCGAGGTGGCCGCCATCTACCGGCAGAACTATTGGGATGCCGTGCGTGGCGACGATCTGCCGGCGGGGATGGATCTGGTTGCCTTCGACGCGGCGGTCAACAGCGGCGTCTCGCGCGGGGCGAAATGGCTGCAAGCCGCCCTCGGTGTGACGGCTGACGGGATGATCGGCCCGCAGACCATCGCAGCTGCGCAGCAGGCGCATCCCGAGGCGGTGATTGACCGGGCGATCAGCGCCCGGCTGGCATTCCTGCGCGTTGCGAAGAACACTAAGACCGGCGCCTTGCTGTGGCCCACCTACGGCAAGGGCTGGACGCGCCGCGTGGAAAGCGTGCGCGAGAAGGCAATCGCCATGTCGAAGGTGACGACGCCGAACGCCACCAAGCCTGCGGCGCCGTCAGCGGGCATCATCGCCGCGCTGCTGGCGCTTTTCAAGTCCATGTTCGGAGGAAAAGCATGAACCCCGTCTATCTGCGCATGGCGCTTTACACGCTGGCAATCGCCCTGTCCTCGCTGGGAATCGGCACGTTCGATCCCGAGGCCGGGACGTTCACCATCGACCTGGAACAGGCTGCAATCGCGCTGGCTGGGGCAGGGGTGCTGAATGCGCTGGTGTTCTGGCGCTGGGGGAAGAAGTGACCGCGTGGCTCATCACCATCCTCGGTGCCATTGCCGCGGCGGTGGTTGCGTTCCTGCGTGGTCGGTCGCGGGGCAGGGCGGATGCGCAGGCGAGAGAGGATGCGGCCTATCGTGAGACGCGCAGGAGGATGGACGATGTATCGACTGATGATCTTGACGACGCTTCTGTGGCTGACCGCCTGCGCCAGCACGCCGGTAAGCCAGACCGCGATCTGTGACGGCACCGAGGCGTCCCGCAAGGCGCTGGCAGCGGCGCTGGTCGAGGACGGCGGGGCGCGGTCCCAGCGGGCTGGGCTGCGGCTGCTGGACCAGATGGCGGCTGGCTGTCACCCCTGACGCCGGGCGCGGTGCTGAAATAGCTTCGCTTGGTATGGGGCCTCGATCATATCGAAATCTTCATCGCTCCAAACTCCGTCATACTCGGAATGCGCATAGGACATGAGTTCATCCGTGCTGGCCGTCAACGCCTCCGCCAGCGCGTCCGCATGCGCCCGCTCGTCGGCTAGGGCGGCGGTCAGCCTCTCCACCTCGGCGCGGAGGCGGGCGAGTTCAGCGGCGGCTTCGGTGGCGAGCGCGGCTCCAATGCAGAGGTCTTGCCCGCCGTCGAGCCGCCCCCAAGCCTCGCTTGACTTGCATTCGGCGCACTCCCGCAGCCGCTCAATCAGGTCGTCAATCATCGTGCGTCCTCCGGGGCTGGGCTCGGGTGTTCCACCTTTCTGCCACACCCTCGGCGCTGCCCGTCATGGTCACACATAGATGACCGCAGAAGCCGGGAAGGCGGAGAACGAATCTATCGATCCCGACGCCCAAGCCGATCCCTGATCTCGGGGCTGGAATGCAGCCGGCGCTGCCTCAGTTCGTAAAGGCGTCGATCAACTCGATGACCGAGAGAATCTTCCGTGTTTCGCGATCAACCCGATAGGCGCGATGGCCATCGCGGTAATAGCGCCAGTCGTCACGGGTCTCGAGATTCATCCTGCGAGGATCGCGAATGACCCGGTAATCGTCGATCCGCAGGATATCGCCGATCCGGACCCCGTAGCGGTCATGGTGCCGCCGACGCTCATGGTGCCGGTGACGATCAAAATCCCTGCGATCGTCATATTTTCTGGCCTGGCCGGGGGGAACACAGGGCGGGTTCTTCTTCGCCAGCCCCGGCGGGCAGTGTCTTGCCTGGCTGGTCCGGAAGTGGTCACGATCATGGGCTTTGCCCCGTCCCGGGTCTGCCGAGGCCGGCACAGCGACCACGGTGGCGGCGGTGACGGCCAATACGGCCAGTTTCTGGAAAATACGCATGGGTCTGCTCCGTCATACTCTTGGTTGAGCAGATAAACGACAACCGCCGCTGATTATCCATCACAAGCGCCTGAGGCGCGGAGAGCGGCAGGAAACTGCCGGTCTTTCTTGCTCAGCTATGAGCCGCACACATCCGAAAGGACCATCTGATGAGCCTGCGTGATCTTCCGGCCGGACCGGTCTTGCCGCGCCCCGCGGCGTTCCAGGCCGATGCGCCATCGGACGCGCTGGTCCGCTGGGCCGAGATGCCGGTCGCCGTGCAGGTCACTTCCGTCACCGAGAGCGACAGCACCATCACCATCTTCGACGTGATCGGCGAGGATGATATGGGCGGCGGGGTGAGCCTGCGCCGGATCGCAGCGGCGCTCAGCAGGATCGGCCCGCAGGCGGTGACGGTGCAGATCAACTCGCCGGGCGGCGACATGTTCGAGGGCATTGCCATCTACAACCTGCTGCGCGCCCATCCGGCCGCGGTCACCGTTGAGGTGCTGGGGCTCGCGGCCTCGGCGGCCTCGATTATCGCCATGGCCGGCGACGAGATCCACATGAGCCCCGGCAGCTTCCTGATGCTGCACAATGCCTGGGGCGTGGTGATCGGCAATCGCCACGATATGGCTGAGGCCGCTGCGCTCTTCGAGAGTTTCGATGCCGCGCTGGCCGGGATCTATGCCGCCCGCAGTGGCAGGCCACAGGTCGAGATTGCCGCGTTGCTGGATGCCGAGACCTTTCTCGGCGCCGAGGAGGCCATCACGGCCGGGATGGCCGACGGCATGGTCGAGGGTTCGGCCGCCGGCCCGCTCGCGCGGTCACCGCAGAGCGGCGCGCAGTCGCGCCCCGACATTCAGGCCCGGCGCCGCATAGACGCGGCACTGGCCCAGCAAGGTATCCCGCGATCCGCGCGGCGCGCGATGCTGAGAGACCTCACCGGCACGCGGAACGCTGCCGAACCCGCCACGCAAAACGCTGGCATCCCCGTGAGCGCCATCCGGCAGCTCATCGACACCATCCGCTCATAAGGAAACCATCATGGGCATCCAGAAATCCCCCCGCATTCGCGGGGCCGTTCGCGTGCGCGCCGAGGCCGGCGACGCCAACGCCATCCTCGCCGATCTGAACCGCGCCTTTGCCGCCTTCAAGGACGAGCATCAAGCCGAGATCAACGGCATCAACGCGAAGTTCGCCGATGTCGTGCAGGCCGAGAAACTCGAGCGCATCAATGCAGAGATCACCCGGCTTCAGGGCGCGCTCGACGAGACCAATGCCGTGCTGGCGGCGGCCAGGCTCGGCGGCGGTGGTGGCAGCGCGGATCGGGCGGACAGCCCCGAGACCCGCGAGCACGCCCGCGCCTTCAACCAGTTCTTCCGCCGCGGGGTCGAGGCCGGGTTGCGGGAGTTGGAGGTGAAGGCCGCCCTCCGCACCGACAGCGATCCCGATGGCGGCTATGTCGTGCCTGATCAGATGGAACAGACCATCGACCGGGTGCTGGGCTCGGTCTCGGCCATGCGGTCGATCGCCAGCGTCATCTCGATCTCGGCCGGCAGCTACAAGAAGCTGGTCAATCAGGGGGGCGCCGCGGCCGGCTGGGTCGGCGAGCGTCAGGCCCGCCCCGAGACCGCCAGCCCGAGGCTCGCTGAACTGGCTTTCCCGGCGATGGAGATCTACGCCAACCCGGCCGCGACCCAGACCCTGCTCGACGATGCCCGTGTCGATATCGCTGCCTGGCTGGCAGAGGAGGTCTCGACCGCCTTCGCCGAGGCCGAGGCTGCCGCCTTCATCACCGGCGACGGGGTGAACAGGCCCCGCGGCATCCTGGCCTATGACACGGTCGCCAATGCCTCTTACGCCTGGGGCAAGATCGGCTACACCGCCTCGGGCGTCGCGGCCGCATTGACCGATGCCAGCCACAACGGCGTCGATGCGCTGATCGACCTCGTCTACGGGCTGAAGCAGGGCTACCGGCAGAATGCGCGCTTCCTGATGAACCGCTCGCTGCAGGCGGCGATCCGCAAGCTGAAGTCGAAGACCGAGGAACTCTATCTCTGGCAGCCCCCGGTCCAGGCTGGCCAGCCGGCGACGCTGCTTGGCTATCCGATCAGCGATGACGACAACATGCCCGACATCGCTGCCGGGGCCTTCCCACTGGCCTTCGGGGATTTCCGGCGCGGCTATCTGATCGTCGACCGCTTCGGCATCCGGGTGCTGCGCGATCCCTTCACCAACAAGCCCTATGTGCATTTCTACACCACCAAGCGCGTCGGTGGCGGGGTGCAGAACTTCGAGGCCATCAAGCTGCTGAAGATCGCGGCGAGCTGATCGCCCGGCTGAACCAAGGCGCGCGCGCGGCAGGGTTCAGCCCGCGTCTTCCCACCCACATTCCTGCACAGGAGGATCCGATGAAGGATCTGCATTCCAGTCTCTCGGTGGCCGCGGCCATCGACGTGGCCACGCTCACCGACGACAGCACCCCCGTGGCCATTGATCTGCGCGGTCATGACGGTGCCGAGATCATTCTCGCCATTGGCGCGGGCGGCATCACCTTCACCTCGACCAACAGGATCGAGTTCATCCTGACCCATTCCGATGACGACAGCAGCTATGAGGCGGTGACCGCACCCGCATTACGGCGCCTGCGGCGGTGCCGATCACGCTGGCTGAAGCCAAGGCCCAGCTCCGCGTCGATCATGATGACGAGGATCTGTTGATCCAGCACAGCATCGATGCGGCCACGGCCTGGCTGGACGGGCCTGCCGGCATTCTCGGTCGTTGCCTAGTCACGCAATCCTGGCAGATGGACCTCGATGCCCTCACCGGCCCGATCCTGCTGCCGTTTCCGGACAGCGAGATCGACAGCGCGGTGTTCACCGATGCCGCGGGCGTTGATCTCGACTATCATATCGCGCTGCAGGACCAGCGGCTGTTGCTGCGACCCTTGGCCGGCTTCGGCCGCCCCGCGGCCATCACCTTCACCGCCGGCTATGGCGCCCCCGCCGATGTGCCTGCGGCAATCCGTCAGGCCATGCTGCTGCTGATCGCGCATTGGTATGAGCATCGCGAGGCGGTCAGCCTCGGGGCAAGTCCATCGGCGCTGCCCATGGCGGTCGATGCGCTGCTCGCCCCCTATCGCAGGATCCGGCTGTGAGAATGGTTGCCGGACGCCTGCGGCGCCGGGTCACCTTCCAGCAGGCTGTGACGATCCGCGATCCGGACGGGATGCTGATCCAAGGGTGGGAGGATCGCTTCACCCTCTGGTGCCATGTTCATTATCTGCGCGGCTCCGAGGCCGTCATGCAGGCACGGCTGGTCTCGAAAGCACCGGCCATCCTGACGATCCGCGCCAGCGCCGAGACCCGCGCCATCACCTCGGAATGGCGCGCCGTCATCGACGCGCGGATCTTCGATCTGAAGGAAGACCCCAGGCCCAGCGAGGACGGCGCCTGTCTCGAGATACTGGCCGAGGCGTGATGGGCGCAGGATGCGGGAGGCGCAGATGCCGTTGCACAGTTCTGATCGGTCAGACGCCGAACTGGAAGCGATTCTGGCCCGGGCCGCCGGGCAGTGAGACGGATCAGCGGAACGGGCGCTCGCCGAACCCGCCCTCTACTCAACGCCGCGAGACAGCCCCGCTGACGGAGGCGATCCGCCTCGGTCAGGTGCTGTTTCGGATCATTCTCAAGCCGGTCGGTCATGTCGGTATACCCCGTGTCAGATTTCCCGCGGGCCGAGGAAGCGCCCGAAGCTGCGGGTGGTCTGGCCGAACAGGAACGCTTCATAGGGCTCGGGGTCGACGCCGGGGAAATCCATGCCGGGCGAGCCGGCGGGCATGCCGGGAACGGCCAGGCCCACCGCGTCGGGCCGCTCGGCCAGCAGGCGTCGGATCGCGGCGGCGGGCACATGGCCCTCGACCACATAGCCGTTGACCTCGGCGGTATGGCACGATGCCAGATCGGCAGGCACACCGAGCCGCCGCTTGAGGCTGGCCATATCAGCGGATTCCACAACCCGCACCGGGAAGCCTGCGGCTTCGATATGCGCAGCCCAGCCGTCGCAGCAGCCGCAGGAGGGATCCTTGCTGACGCTGACCAGTGGCAGGTTCTCTGCCTGCCCCCACCTTGCCGTGGCCATCAGCAGGGGAAGTGCGCCGGCAGCGGCCAGAATGGCGCGTCGGCTGATGCAGTGATCGTTTCTCAT